CAGTTTTTACAGCTAAATATAGCAGTACGATAGACGGTGACTCTTTTAAAGCGTGGGTAAAGTTACCTTGTCTACATGATCATGCAGATTTTGAAAGTCATTTAATAACGATAAGAATATCTGGCATAGACGCATACGAAGTAAGACCTAACAAATATAACGACAGATACGAAAGGCAATCAGAAGAACAAACTAGCAAAGGTATACGTGCTGAGAAATATTTAACGTACGCATTAGATCTTGGTGAGATTATAAATATAAACCTAATACATAAGCAAAGAGGTATTGGAGGCAAGAGAAAAACAAGATGGATAGCTGATGTATATATAGATGGTGTAAATGTAGCTTTACTTTTAGCTGAAAAAGAACTAGTAAAAAGAGTACATTATAATTTACCTAATGATGTAAATGATCTTACACGTAGTTAAGAACAGGCTATCCGGGCAACGCTACCCAAGGACAGCAGTAGGTCGTGACTATCACTCATGACCTACACACGGACCCATAGCTCAGTTGGTTAGAGCAACTGATCATAATCAGTAGGCCCAAGGTTCAAGTCCTTGTGGGTCCACTATTTTCATTAATTAAAAAAAAAAGTAAATCAATGTTAACAGAAGAAACTCCAGTAACAATAACAATAGATAGAGACGAAAATACTATCATACTTAATGAGAGCTGCAACTTACTGTCATTTATAAACACGGTAACTGAATTGCTTACTCCTGAGGCACTAGCTTCTTACAAGTTGTATTCACCTATGAAGGACTTACAGTCCTTAGTAGATATGGATGCTATTATAGAAAACCTTGAGGATTCTAAAGACGATTCCAACACAGGATGGGTGTCTGACGATACAAGAAACGTAATAAATTAATATAGTATGATACTAAGATATTTACCTAGTACTAATAGGTTGTATGTTGCAGAAATGACACTTACAGTAGAGGATTTAACTGATATAGCTAAAGTAATAGCGAGCATAAACCAAGATGATTTAATTGTTGAGTTTGGAATTATGCCAGGACAAGATATGTTAAACGAAGATAATCATGACTTTGATTTTGATTTTGATTTAAATCAACATATTGATCGATCTACTTGGGATGACTTTTTTGACTATGATTTACATAAACAGGATGAAATAGAAGAGAAAGAAGATGAGTTTTATGATGACATGTCAAATCCAAATAAAACCAAAGCTTTAAAAATTAAAAAAGATGGCAAAAAGAGTAACCGGTAATCCAGAAAAAGATTTTTTTGAGCAGAACCCTGAGATTAAATATATGGATATTGGCCATGAGGTTTTAAAAAGGGAAGGCAAGGTTAAAGCATCTAAAGTAATGTGGGCAATATACCTGTCAGAAGACCCTGAGTCACAATTATACAGAATACCTATTGCTGAAAAAAGAAAAAATATAGAAGACAGATATCTTTCTGAAGTAGAAAACTTTGACTGGAATGATATAGAGTATGCAATACGAATGTACCCTCGGTTCATATTAACAAAAGAACAAGGTATGTACAAGATATGGGGCGACAAGCTAGACGAGCTTACCACACACTTGAAGTCACTAGATATTACATCTGATGATGAAAAAGTCATAAAGATAATGGAAAAGACTGAAAAGATATGGGGCTCTTATGAAAAAGTAAAGACTAAAATGATAGACACTATAGGTAAGTCACAACTCCACGGTAGTGGGACAGAATCTAAAAGGGAATCTAGATCTTCCCGTCGTAAAAAATAAATCATGACAGAAGTATCACGACACCCTTTAGCTGCTAGACTTTTCCCTGTGTTACACGACATACAGGACTTTATAGTAAAAGAGCACCCTGTATATCATCCTGATTCACATCAATATGAGACATACTGGGAAGAACAAGAGATAATATGTCTAGAAGGTAAATGGGGTCATGATTACAACAGTGAAACAAAAGAAGGTGGATGGAGATGGATGCCTGGTAATCTTTACTACTACATAAACATGACAGTCATAGATGATGAAGATGAAGAAGGTAATACTACAGCAGTAATAAACCCTTTGCTAAGGGACATTGAATGGATAGTACTATATGGATGGGCAATATGCAGAGGATTTAGCGGATTCCAAGAAGATGAAGAGTATACTTGCCATCACTTAGTTAAGAAGCTAGAAGATAAGACTACCTTATCACCCAAGGATAGAAAATTAATAAAAAAACAAGAGTATTCCTTTCTTAAGTCAGATGGCACCTATAAAAAATATGTAGACCCTAAAGAGTATTTGTACAATACACACTCTAAGCCTTTAGGTAGAGCATTCCACCTTAACCCTGCAAAAAACTTATTTCTTCTTGCAAGTAGAGGGATAGGTAAGAGTTTTACTTGTGCAAATGCAGTAATAGGGCACGAGTTTAACTTTTACGGTAAAAGATTCTTTGATGATTCTTACTTAAATGACCCTGCAGGTGTAGAAATATTTGTAGGTTCTGCACTAAGTAGTAAATCTGGGGACCTACTTAAGAAATTTAGCAAGTCACAAGAATATTTAAAAAAGAAATTAGGAGCATGGGGATCTGGAGAAGACTTCGTACCTGGATACTTCTACAATAATACCACAGGCTCATTAAGCGCTAATGCTAGTAGTGTATATCGACACAAGTATAAGAAAAAAGAAAATAATGTATGGGGTGAAGCAGGTACAGGTACTAGTATAAAGCACGGGGTATATACTACAGAAAATCCCCAAGCTGCAGTAGGTACTAGACCTACAGTAATGGTAATAGAGGAGGTAGGATTATTAAATAATGTATTACAAGTACAAGGTGCCAATGAAACATGTCAAATTAGACGTACTAAATTTGGTAGCTCTTTTTACATTGGAACTGGTGGGAATATGGAAAAGATTACAGAATCTAAGGTAATCTTTGAAGACCCTGAGGCTTATGGATTTCTAAGCTATAAAGACGTATGGGAAAACAGAAAGAAACCAATAGGCTTGTTTATACCTGCAATATACTGTGATAATGACTTTAAAGATAAAAACGGTAACACTGATATAAACGGCGCACTTGAACAAGAGATGCTTATAAGATCTGAAAAGATGAAAGCTAGTAGTTCTAGTGCTCTTGATGAATATATGATGGCTAGACCATTAAAACCTTCAGAGATGTTTATGTCTCCTGGGGGTAATGTGTTTCCTGTATATAAAATAAGAGAAAGAATAATAGAGATAGAAACTAGAGGATTATTTGATTTACATGCATCAGTAGGAATGTTAGAGTATGTAGACAAAGAAAAAAAAGAAGTTAAATGGGTAGAAGATGTCAAAAGAAAAAAGAAGCCTATAATTGAATTAAACTTAGATAAGTATAAAGGAAGTATTGAAGGTGCTATTGTAATATATGAACATCCCCCAAATAACATACCCGCAGCATCATATAATAAGTCATTATATAAAATTGTATACGATCCAGTTAAAGATGACAACGGTGGTACTTCACTTGCATCAATACTGGTACACAAAGGTTTTTCAGTAACATCTTGGGAGGAAGGAATGCAAGATACAATTGTAGCTGAGTACATAGGGAGATATGACCAAGTTGAAATGATACATGAAATAGCTATAATGTTAGCACATTATTACAATTGTAAGGTGCTACCTGAGACTAATATACCCGATTTTGTACGATATGTAAGAATGAAAAATAAATATCATATACTTCAACTTAGTCCTTTTGTTGCAATTTCAAAAGCTATACAAAACCCCGGAAAGAAGTATGACGTAGGAGTAACTATGTCAACTAGACTTGGAATTCATTCTGAGCAATTAATTAGACAGCGATTATTAGAAACATGGAAAGTCCTTGAAGATGGCACAAAGCTAACTTACATTGACAAAATATTATCCCTAAGGCTACTATATGAGTTGGCCTCTTATCAAAAAGGTAAGAATGCAGATCATGTATCATCTTATAAGCTATTATGCCTATGGCTTAGTCAAGAGGTACTTGCTCCTATTGGGGAAGAGAATAAGAAAGATAAGCATAGAGAGATAGATTCATTCATTAGAGAAAAAAAGGGGATATCCCGAAGAAACTCTACTAATCCGTTTTATGGCTACTAATAATAAAGACCCTAAGGTACCTTTTACAGGCATGTTTAATCAAAGATTAACATGGGCTCAAAAAAAAGCTTATGATTTTAAATGGGCAGAAGATTGGACAGATTACCTCGATTGTTTTGATGGAGTGTACACTGACTTAGAAAAATACAAGAGGCTTAGCCTCAATTACGATTTATACAATGGCAGAGGTGAAAGCGCAATGAGATCCTTTTCAGGGTCAACTGGTAATATGCACCTTGCAGAAGAAGGATTTGACTTGGGGTTTGAAGATGTACAGCATCATGATATACAATCTCAAGTTGCAAAAGGTATGGTAGGTGAGCAAAGAAAAAGACCACTTAAACCTATTGCTATAGATGGTTCAGGTGCAGCGTTAAATCAGAGAAAAAGAAAAGAACTAGAACTTAGACAAGAGTATATAGAAAGTACAATTATAGCACCCATGCAGCAGCAGATAGTAATGTCATATATGCAAGAGAATGGCATTACTGATGTTCACTCACTAAGTCCTGAAGAGCAGCAGCAAATGAACGCAGATGTAGCTCAAAGAAAAGAAGCAATGACTCCTCCTGAAATTAAAAAATACATGAGGACAAACTATAAGACTGCATCTGAGACCCAAGCTCAAAAGCTTATAGATTACATAATGGTTAACTATAATGTAAAATGGAAGACTGATGAAAACTTTAAGCATGCAATAATAACAGGTGCAGAAGTATACAAGACAGGAGTTTTACATAACGATATACAATTTGAAATAGTAAACTATAAAGGGTTTACATACTCAGCAAGCCCTAATACTCACTTTATAGAAGACGGAGATTGGGCAAAGTATGAGCAAATTAAAAAGATATCAGATATATACAATGAATTTGGTGACCAATTTACACCTGCTCACCTTAAGAAGCTTGACGGTATATTTAAGTCTACAGGTGCAGTTGGCGATGACCCATATGGTGTACAGTCAAACCTAGTAGATATAATATCAAATGATCCCGGTAACCCTTTGTTCGATCAAGAGTTAGATGTAAGGACAACAAAAGGTCAATCCCAACTAAGAGAAATTTATAATAAGTACGGTGCAGCTAATCAGAATCACACCCAACTTAGACATGTACATGTTACATGGAAATCATTAAGAAAGCTTAAAAATATACACAGAAAATTAAGTAATGGGAAGATAGAAAGATTCTGGGTTGATGAGTCATATACATACAATGAGATGAAAGGTGATATAAAGCAAGAAGTTGCATATGTACCTGAAGTGTGGGAAACAGATAAAATAGGATATTCAGATGCTATATACTTAAATAAAAGACCAATTCCATATCAATACAGATCTACAAGTA